GTACACCACCGCCTCTACAGAGGCGGACAACAACTGGTACAGATGGCTATGTGCTTAAGTCAATAAGTCATAAGCCATTAGTACCTAATACTAATAAGTTAATAAGTTATGAAAATATAAAAATACTCAAAGTAAGTGAGGATGCTATGAACCGTAAGTGGCGAGAGGAGCAAGAAGCCGACGAGTCAATCGGTGGAATCGGCAAGTTGGACACCGAGGAGACCGCCGAGTCCGTGCCCCGCAACAATCCAAAGACACGAGGCAAAAGGCCACAAGAGCATTGGACACCCCGCGACGTGGCAGCCGAGTTCTCCTTCCTTGTCGGGCGACGCTTCCCATGGCTACCAGGCACAGTCAACGTACACAACTTGTCGGGTGCATTAGCCAAGATGCGAAAGACCCACCAAACGACAGCCCTGGTCGAACTAGAGTTGTTAAAGATGTTTATGTCAGATGAGAGCAACTTTAAGAACGTCGGCAATGAAGCACCGCACCTGTATAAAGTTTACTTGGCGATGTTTAGAACTCACATGAATAAGGCTCGGGAGAACCTAGGTCTTAATCGTCTTGGCGACATGAGCGAAGAGCCAGTAGTTGAAAGCACCGACATGCTTTATGCTTCTGACGGTACGGCGTTCCACAACACCCTGCTAGGGCGCAATGCGTTGGAGCGATACGAAAGGAAGTTAAATGCCTAAATATGATTTCAAGTGCGACACCTGCGAGGACAGCGTTGTAGAGATGCACCTTGCATTTGATTCCACAGAGCGTCCTTTGTGCGACCGTTGTGGCAATCTCATGAGCAAAGTCTTTACACCACCTGCAGTGCAGTTCAAAGGCGGAGGGTGGGGCGGTCAATAATGGAACTGATGCTTCTTGGAATCCTAATTGGCATTCCACTCGGTTGGCTTATCATGACTTTCTGGGGCGAAGATGACGCATGAAGAACTTCTAGACAAAATTGGGCATTGGAATTGGGTAGAGCCTGAGCCAGTACTGAAGGCACTTCGTGCAGTAGTTGAGCGACATACACATGTTCTTACAGGCAAGAAGATGCGAGGCAAAGCAGGGCTACGCAAACGATGCACCGAGTGTGGCTTTGCTTATCCTTGCCCAACCATTGAGGTTATTGAAAGGGCTTTAGATGCCTAAGAAAAAGAAGGACCTTCCAGTCTTTGCCATTGTTGAAATGCCAAAGTGGAAAGAACGAATCATTGATGTAGTAACCAGCATTTTGTTTCCAGGGCAAAAGTATTTTCTCTTAACAGTTACAGATACTGGTCTTACATCAGACGGTAAGAGCAAATACACTGATAAGAAGACGGGGCTAACAGTTGACGTACAAAATTGAGGAACTACCTTCTCTTCAACGCCATTGGTTGATGAGAAACTCCAACATTCCTATGAGGTTTCTAGGACTTGAATTTTCTGACCTAAATACGAAGTGTCCTCCTGCAGTTGAGGAGTGGCTGGGTGAAATGGTCGCTGGAACCGTCATCAAGCAGGTGGGTGGTCTAGGACTGACAGGTGTCGGTCTCCTGCTTGATGGCGGACCAGGGCTTGGAAAGACGACGATGGCAGTTATCTCTGCTATGGAGTTTGTGCGTCGTTTGCCAAGCGATGATATTGAATCCCGAAAAATACTTAAGTACAGCAAGACAGACGACTACGGAATGCTCTCACGACCTATCTACTATCTGACATACCCTGAGTTTATGTCTTTGAAGAAGGCGACCTTTGACGCAGAGCCTGACGAAAAGCGTGAAATGACGCGAGTTATTGAAGGTTTGCATGGACGGGCTAAAGAAGATTGGCTCAATGTCCGTTTATTGATATTAGATGACCTAGGAAAAGAGTACGGAAGCAAGTACGACGACACATCTTTCGATGAGATTTTACGCAGTCGATATGACCGTGCACTTCCTACAATAGTTACTACCAACGTCTTGTTAGAAAACTGGGGAACCCAGTACAGCAAGGCGATGGAAAGTTTTGGTAACGAAGCGTTCAATAGAATTAAACTCACTAACCAAGACTTACGGAGGGCTAGAGCATGAAGAAAGGCTCAAGAGTGGACTCGTGGCGTACAGTGCAACTGTTTATCTCACCGACTGGTGTCTATGAGGTGCAGTTAAGTCCTGATGAATCAGACCCACGTTGTTCATGCGCTACATACAAAGTACGCAACGCTTGCAAACATACGAAGTTCATTTTGGCTCGTATGGCTGAGAACGATGGACACTACGCAATTCTAGTTCCCGATAACATCCCCGAGGAACTTGCTGAACAGGCAAATGAGAATGCAGAGAAGTTTCGTGAATTCGTTCTTAAGTATGCAAGGGTTGAGGTGCTGTGAGAAACGGCGACATCTCTAACGAAACCCCTGCCCGCATCATTGTTCTTGCGGATGTAGTTGCAAATCGTAAAGAAGAAACAACACGTAAGTTATTACGTACAACAACTTCTTTTAGCATTGGCGACTTAAAGAAGTTAGAGATTGCAAAACTGTGGACATTAACAAATCGTTATGGATTATCAGTAGAACTTGCAGGTATTGAAGAAGACGGTTGGGACCAGACATTACTTGATAAGGTGATGGACATTCTTGACAGGCGTGGCGGTAATCCGTTTAATTTCGCTCAGGTCTATACTTCAACGCAAGAATTAGTAGATGACTTGCCGTACCGAGTCAACCTACGTGGAGTAATTGATGTGCAGAGTCGTATTGCAATGTACGGCTCGAAAGGTGTAGAACTAGACAACTTGTAAGAGGGGCATGAAGTGGCAGCAGATAACGAGCACAGATTAGTTTCAAAAGTAATCCGCGATAGAGACATCCTTCCAGTATTACAACGTGGTGTAACAACTGAGTGGTTTCTTGACGAAGATAATGCTGCAGTTTGGAAATTTGTTATTCGTCATTACAACGAGTACTCAGAAGTTCCTACTGCAGTTACAGTCAAAGACCATTACCCAACTTACAAAGTTCTTGATGTTCAAGATTCTTTAGAGTTCCTTGTAGACCAAGCGGTTGCATTCCGTAGACGACTTATCGTTCGTCAAGGTCTTGAGCAATCTGTTGAGAAGTTAACTTCCAATGACCATGAAGGTGCATTGGTTTCAATGGAATCAACCATTACACGAGTTAATGCCTCTGGTGTACAAGGAACAAACGAACTTGACCTTACAAAAGATGCAGAAGCACGTTTTGCTGAATATCAAGATTTAGCAAACCACACAATGCTCGGAATCCCTACAGGCTTCGACGTTATTGACGAAGCAACTGCAGGGTTACAGGGTGGACAATTAGTTACGGTAATTGCTCCACCTAAAACAGGTAAGTCACAAATAGCCCTTGCTATTGCTATACATGTCCATAAAAATGGCAAGGTTCCAATGTTCCAGTCATTTGAGATGACAAACCGTGAGCAACAGCAACGTCACGATGCCATTCGTGCACAAGTTTCTCACGGACGTTTACGTCGCGGAAAACTCTTTGCGGATGAAGAGCAACGTTATTTAGACATGCTCAAAGCGATGGACGGCATGACGGACTCATTTCATTTGGTAGATGCGGTTAACGGATTGACGGTTGCCTCCCTGTCAGCGACCATCACCAAGTTAAAGCCAAGCATTGTATTTGTTGACGGTGTTTATCTCATGATGGATGAAATGACTGGCGAGATGAACACTCCACAATCAATCACAAATATCACTCGTGCACTCAAGCGTTTAGCACAAAGGCACGACATACCTGTTGTCGTAACAACTCAGACTTTGCTATGGAAGATGAAGGGCGGAAAGGTCTCTGCTGATTCCATCGGTTACTCATCCTCATTCTTCCAGGACTCAGATGTAATCCTTGGTCTTGAGCCAGTCCCTGATTACGACGACCTACGTAACCTAAAGATTGTTGCAAGCCGTAACTGCCCAACACGAGAAGTCGTATTGACTTGGAACTGGGAAACAGGTTGCTTCCACGAAGAAACCAAGATGGCTAGTTGTGCTATCTGTAAACGTGGAATCATGCCGTGAGTATTAATATCAAGGAGGTTCTAGATAATCTCAGTATTGAGATGATTCGAGAACGCGGTGATGAAATTCTTTGCCATTGTCCTTTACACGTGCAGAACCTTGGTAAAGAAGACCGCAACCCTTCCTTCTGGATAAACCAAGAAACAGGAGCAAACCTTTGTTTCTCTTGTGGTTGGAAGGGAAGCGTTTTTACGTTAGTCGGGCATGTTCAGGGCTTCTTTGAAGACGACGGCGTGGTTGATTACGAGCAAGTCAAACAATGGCTTGCAAACATGCAAGAAGTGTCCGTTGAGGAACTTGGTAACAGGTTAAAGAACATGCCTTCGTATGTGGCTTTGCCTAAACCAATCCCCATGTCTGAAGCACGTCTTGCACTCTTTACTGCTCCACCTGCATGGGCTTTAGAGAAGCGAAAGTTAACTGCAGAAGCGTGTGAAAAATATGAAGTCCTTTGGGATAAAGACAAATGGATTATCGTCATTCGTGACCCATATACAGATGAACTTATGGGATGGCAAGAAAAAGCCGAAGGCAAAAGAGAGTTTAAGAATCGTCCAACAGGCATAAAGAAGTCCCACACCCTCTTTGGCTACAAGCACATGAGTAGCGAGTTAATTGTGGTTGTGGAATCTCCTCTAGATGTTGTTCGCCTAGAGAGCGTAGGCATTCACGGTGCTGTGGCTACCTTTGGGGCATTGATGAGTGACACCCAACGAAAACTGTTGGGTAGAAGTGTCCGCATCGTTGCAGCCTTTGATAACCCAAGAGTTGATGATGCAGGACGTAAAGCCTGTGAGTCTTTCCTGGTAAGTGCACGTAAGTACGGCATGGAAGTTAACTTCTTTAACTACAACAGTTCAGATGCTAAAGACCCAGGCGACATGCTGGAAGACGATATTAAGTTTGGCATTGCAAATGCACGTGACATGATTTTTGGAGAAAGGGCATACCTTGTTTAAGGGAACCCTAAAGCCTTATCAAGTAGAAGCGGTAGAGCAGATGGCTAACCGCAAGAAGATGCTCGTTGCCTATGAGATGGGTCTTGGTAAGACTTGTATGACTATTGCAGCACTTGAGCAGATACGAGATGAAAAACCTGTATTGGTAATTGCTTTAGCCAGTCTTAAGTACCAGTGGGCAAGTGAGATTGCAAAGTTCTCTGACGCAACATCGATTGTTATTGATGGCTCAAAGACAGCACGCACACTCCAATACGCTGATGCTGGCTACCACAACTACGTCATTACCAATTACGAATCTATCGTTAATGATTGGGAACTGTTAAGCCATCTAGACTTTGGGGCAATCGTTTGTGACGAAGCCACTGCTATTAAAGGGTTTAGGTCTAAAAGAACAAAGAAGGTAAAAGAACTTGCTGGAGCAATCCCTGTTCGCTTTGCACTGACGGGAACTCCTATTCAAAACGGTAAGCCAGAAGAGTTGTACAGCATTATGCAGTTTGTAGAGCCAGGACTACTAGGTCGATTTGATTTGTTTGATAAGACCTTTATTGTCCGCAATAACTTTGGCGGGGTACAGAGATACCGCAATCTTCCGTTGTTACACGAGAAGATTAAAGGCGCATCGGTACGTAAAGCACAGTCAGACCCTGACGTTGCTCCGTACCTGCCCGCCACTATTCATCTTGACCCTATAAAGGTCAAACTCGATAGCAAATCCCGCGACATCTACGAGAAGATTGCAATGGATTTGTCTAACGAACTTCAGGAAGCCCAAGAGTTATTTGGCGGGGGTTTTTCTTTAGAGGCTCACTACGGACAGGGATACCAGCCAGGAAGCCCAGCAGATGCACTGCGTGGTTCCATCATGTCCAAGATAACCTCTTTAAGAATGCTTTGCGACCACCCAGAACTTTTAGTTGAAAGTTCAACTAAATTTAAAGACTCTGATGGTCAACATGGAAGTTCGTATGTATATGGTTTATCCACAGGGGGTTTTCTAGACGACCTTGCAAAGAACCACAGCAAGTTAGATGCAGTGGTTAGTTATGTAGCAGAACACCTCGAAACGGACGAAAACTCTAAAGTCGTTATATTTGCGTCATACCTAGGAATGTTGCCTTTGTTAAAGAAGAAACTTGCCTTAAAGAAGATTGAGTCTCGCATTTATTCAGGAGAGATGAATTCTAAGGAAAAAGAAGTTGCTAAACTAGAATTCCAAACTTCTTCAGAAGTTAGGGTTTTAATTTCCTCTGATGCTGGAGGGTATGGCGTGGACCTACCCCAAGCCAACTTGCTGGTAAACTACGATTTACCGTGGTCTTCTGGGACAGCAGTTCAACGTAACTCACGAATTCGACGAGCATCAAGTACATGGAAGTCCGTGGTTATCCAAGACTTCTTGGTCTTGAACTCAATCGAAGAACGTCAGTTTGAACTGTTAAACCAAAAGAACGCAGTTGCTGATGCAGTCATTGACGGCTCAGGAATTAATGAACGTGGGGGCGTTGACTTAACAGTCGGTAGTCTCCTAAACTTTTTAATTAAGAACCAAATATAGGAGGCAAGATGG